CCTATTGTGAGCGGGGCTAAAGTCCTGTCCTCGCGGGGAGAATGAGATGGCTGACGCAGTAACGTCCCTAACGATTCAAGACGGCGACCGTGTTGCCGTTATGAAGTTCACCAACATCTCCGATGGCTCTGGCGAAACCGCCGTGACCAAGGTAGATGTTTCCGCTCTCCAAGCCGAATCTGGTACCGGAAAAGCCTGCGACGGAGTTACGATCCAGCAGATATGGTATGACTGCTCCGGTATGACCGTAGATATCCTTTGGGATGCAAGTAGCGATGCTCTTTGCTGGACGCTCAGTGGCTACGGTTTCTATGATTTCCGGCAGGCTGGGCCGCTTACGAATAATGCATCTAGCCCAACCGGGGATGTAAACTTCACTACCACGGGCCACGCAAGTGGGGATCGCTATACGATCATGGTGGCTCTAAGGAAAAGTTACTGATGGCTGAAGAAAAGATTGCGCCGTTCCGCAATGGCAGAGAGCAGGGTATCGTGCCCGAATACACGGATATCGCTAGGGCAAAAGCCGAAGAAGTTAATGATGATGGGTATTACAGTAAGCTTGTTGAAAATTACCCTGAACAGGCTGAAGAAGTCGGGCACACAAGCCATATAGCGAAAGAGTATCCTAATTGGAGGGCGATCTAACAATGCCGTTCAAAAGCGACAAACAAAGAAAGTATCTGTTCGCTAATGAACCGGAGGTGGCTCATCAGTTTGCTGCCGACTCCAAGGCGTCGGGGGGCCTGCTCAAGCGAGCTATCGCTAATACGGTGAAGCTGCCTGATCTCGCCCGCATGAGAAGTGGCGGCATGGTCAAGAATGGCTCGGTAACGCCCGGAGGCGTTAAGAGCTTCAGGGCACAATGCAAGCAAAAATTCAGGGATAGCTAATGGCTACATCGGGAACCGCGACATTCAACCTTGAGATATCGGAAGTTATCGAAGAGGCGTTTGAAAGATGTGGGCTTCAGTCCAAGACTGGATATGACATCGAGACGGCTCGTCGGTCGCTTAACCTGCTCAGTCTTGAATGGGCGAATCGTGGATTGAACTTCTGGTGCGTGGAGCAAGGAACTGCGAGTACGACCGCAAGCACTTCCACGATCACGCTGCCAGCAGACACGGTGGACCTCATTGAATACTGGATACGTGACGGAACGGGCACATCACAAAACGATCTGCCTCTTTCACGGTTTAGTGTGTCTCAGTATTCCACGATCCCAAACAAGCTCACGGAAGGGCGTCCGGTAAACATCTTTATCGATAAGCAGGCAGCCGCTCCCGTAGCATACCTGTGGCCGACACCTGATAAGGTCTACACGTTTGCCTACCAACGGATCAGGCGAATAGAAGACACGGGTTCGGTCGGGTCCACAAACCCCGATGTTCCGGCCCGCTTTCTTCCTGCGCTCGTATCGGGACTAGCCTTTCGTATTTCTCAGAAGTATCCAGAAGCCTTTGTTCGCTCATCTGAACTCAAGCAGGAGTATGAGTATCAGTGGCAATTAGCGGAGCAAGAGGATCGTGACAGGGCATCTGTACACTTTGTGCCCGGAGGATATTCCTGATGGCTCGCTTTGCTAATGGTAAGTACGCCTTTGGCTTCTGCGACCGCACGGGGTTCAGGTACAAGATCAAAGATCTCGTGCCACAGATTAAGGCTGGGCGTATGACCGGCTTGATGGTGGGCAAAAACATGCTGGATGAGGATCAACCTCAAAACTTCCTAGGTAGGCTCGGAAGTTACGCTGATCCCGAGGGACTCAGGGATGCCAGACCAGACATCGCTCAAGACACGAGCAGGCAGCTGTTTGCCTTTGATCCGGTAGGAAATGGGAATGGTGGTGGATCAGGTAACCTTGTTGCACATGGTAAGGTGGGAACCGTGAAGGTGACTACATGAATTATACAGAACTAACTGCCGCGATTAAGGATTACGCAAACAATACAGAAACAAATTTCGTCGCTGCAATACCCACGTTTGTAAAACAAGCTGAACAACGCATTTATCGCTCGGTCAATTTGCCGGTGAATCGGAAGAATGTGGCAGGCACGATGACGGACGGAAATCAATATCTAGCTATGCCTACGGACTTTCTGTTTCCGTTGTCTCTGTCGATCACAAGTTCTAGCAATCAGATATTTCTGCTGAACAAAGATGCAAACTTCATTAGATCGACATACCCGAATGCCTCTACGGAAGGGACACCTAAGTATTACGGGGTATTTGCTAGTGACACATTTATCGTAGGCCCTACGCCTGACGCTAACTATACATCGGAATTGCATTACTACTATCAACCGGATTCGATAGTTAGCTCAAGCACGTCGTGGCTCGGTACGAATGCAGATACGGTTCTGCTTTATGGTTCACTGGTGGAGGCGTACACTTACATGAAGGGTGATGCCGATATGATGCAGTTGTACCAACAGAGATATCAGGAAGCCTTGGATTTGCTGAAGCTTCAGGCAGAAGGACGACTGACCGGAGACGAGTATCGTGATGGCACGATAGCCGTAGCAAAAGCCTGATGATTAATGGAAAAGTCGGTGATGTGATCGTGACAACTACGGATGGAGTAAACCTAGGTGCGGAGCATTGGGCAGATCGTGCTACCGAGCAGGTCATTTCTGTCGGAGAAGATTCACATCCATTCATCGTAGAGCAGGCAAGGGCTTTCAAAGATCGTATTCGCCATGTAGTGCATTACTACATGATCGAAGCGATCAATGAGGATCGCTCTAGGGTGGTTGCGTTGCTGCGTTCAGCAGGTCACCATGATTTAGCCAATTCCGTGGAGAAATTATAATGGCATTTTCAGGAAATTTTATGTGCACCTCTTTCAAGAAAGAGTTAATGGAAGCTGGTCACAACTTCAAGAATTCAGGCGGAAATACATTCAATATTGCACTGTATACGGATAGTGCTTCATTCACTGCTGCTACTACAGCGTATACGAGTACTAATGAGATTACTAATGATGCAGGATCTGCCTACTCTGCCAAGGGAAATTCGTTAACTCGTGTAGATCCTACGACAAGTGGTACGACTGCCTATACTGATTTTGCCGATACTTCGTGGTCTACTGCTACGTTTTCGGCTATGGGTGCAATGATCTTTAATGATAGTCATTCAGGTGATGCGGCTGTTGTTATTTTAGATTTTGGTGCACTGAAAACGGCCACTGCTGGTACGTTCACGATTGCTTTCCCTGCGGCGGATGCGAGTAACGCGATCATTCGTATAGCGTAGTATGGCAAATGTAACCGGCTGGGGCCGCTCTACTTGGGGTTCTGGTACTTGGGGTGAGCCGGTTGCGGTTGATGTAACTGGAGTAGCAGGAACAGGTGCAGTAGGAAGTGTTACGGTAACGGCTGATGCCAATGTTACCGCAACGGGAATCGCTGGTACTGGGGCCGTAGGATCGGTCACGGTAACAGCAGATGCAAACGTAACTGCCACTGGATTGGCAGCTACGGGCGCAGTAGGAAGTGTCACTGTAACAGGTACGGCTAATGTTACGCTGACGGGTATAGCCGGAACGGGTGCAGTTGGTTCGGTAACGGTTAGTGGTGATGCGAGTCTTTCAGTCACTGGAGTGGCTGGGACAGGCGTAGTTGGATCGGTCACGGCGACGGGTGACGCAAATGTGTCCGTCACTGGAATCGCTGCAACAGGTGGACTGAGTTCGGTAACCGTGACGGGTGATGGAAGTGTTACGGTTACGGGATCTGCGGGAACAGGTGCTGTTGGGTCCGTCACGACATACGTCGATATGGATGTTGAGGTGACGGGAGTAGTAGGTACAACGGGAATAACTGGCGTCAACGTATGGAGCATTATAGATGATTCTCAGACACCGAACTGGTCGGAGATCAGTGATTCTCAGACGCCAAGCTGGTCAGAAGTATCGGATTCTCAGACACCAAGCTGGTCGGCTGTGGATGACGCACAAACACCTGATTGGTCTGACACCGATGATGCCCAAACTCCTGACTGGAAGGCGGTGATCTCGTGATGGATATCAGCAATTTAGCCTGCATCGTATTGGGCCTTCATGTGCCAGTGATTTTATGGTTAACAGTTATCGACAATTTTTCGATGCTCGATAAATGGAAGGCTAAATACAATCCTTTTATGCCGAGGGTGTTGCTCGACGGTGGCTATCTGGCAACGTGGATAAATGACACCTTGGTCACTCTGTTGAGTGCAGCCTATGCAGCTGTTTGGGGGTTGATTTTGCCGGATAGTTGGATAGGTGGAGCGCGGTTAGGTGCTGCTGCTGCATTAGGGGTTTACGCAGTAGTGTCCATTTATAGCTGGCGTCATAATCGTAGTAGGGGTGTGCCGGGTAAGTGGGACTTTCCCAGTGGATGGGGAACGAATGGTATTATGAATGTTGTAGGCCCTATCTTGGTAAATCTTTGGACTTGGACGCTATAGGAATAAAACATGGCAACATACGTCAATAATCTAAGGCTCAAGGAAATTGCGACTGGTGATGAGTCAGGCACTTGGGGCACTTCGACCAACACGAATCTAGAGCTTATAGCAGATGCTTTCGGTTCTGGTACTGAAGCCATCACGACCAACGCCGATACGCATACTACTACCATAGCGGATGGTTCTGCCGACGAAGGTAGAGCCATATACATGAAGTACACGGGCACATTGGATTCAACGTGTACCATTACTCTGGCACCAAATACGATCAATAAGCTCTGGATCATTGAGAACGCTACCAGCGGATCTCAGGATATCGTTATAAGTCAGGGTTCCGGGGCCAACATTACAATCGGTAATGGCAATGTTTCGGCAATCTTCACCGATGGTGCCGGAGGTGGCGCGGCTGTTCTTGATGCGCTCGCTGATCTGGAGTTGAGTGCTAAGTTGACGGTGGCTGGTGCGAGCACCCTTACTGGTGCTGTTACTGCTGCTGCCGGAATAACAATGACCGGAACAACTCCAACACTCACAATCGGTGATGCTGGGGCAGAAGACACCAAGATCGTGTACGATGGCAACGCCAAGGATTTCTATATCGGATTGGATGACAGTGCCGATGAACTGGTTATTGGGGAGGGATCGACCGTTGGTACGAACAGCATCCTTACGCTCACCGATGATAGTGTCACTATTGGTGATGGAGCGGCTGTAGATACCAAGATCGTCTATGACGGCAACGCTCAAGATTTTTATATCGGGCTAGACGATTCTGTAGATGATCTGGTGATTGGTCTTGGATCCACTGTCGGAACGACTCCTGCCGTGACTATTGATGAGGACCAAAAGGTTGTATTTCCTGCGGCCCATGTAACGATAGGAGATGGCACCGCCGAAGATACTGCACTGATTTACAATGGTAATGCACAGGATTTCTATATCGGCTTGGATGACTCAGCAGATGATTTGATCATCGGTTTGGGGTCTACCGTTGGTTCCACTGCGATCCTTTCGATGACCGAAGATCAACACGTTAGCCTTCAGGCGGCGAAGAGGCTGTATTTCGATGGCTTTGGAAATACATATCTGTCGGAGTCCTCTAGCGACGTTTTGATGGTCACGATTGGCGGGACTGATCGTTGGAGATTCTCAGGTGGTAATATTCTAGCT